ACCCAAATCAATAATAAAGAAACTATAGTGATGTGTATTTTTGCTATCATCCACTTTTTCATCTTCATAAAATTCAAAACCAAATTGTATGCCCCAGAATAAATGCCATGACCACATTATTTTTTTCCTTTTTTCTTTTTAGGAAAGCCAGCTTTCATATTAGCATAGGCTTCTTTAGAAATTGTACTTTTCTTTTTAGTGCGAGAAATGCCTTTTTTCTTACGGGCATTCATGTTAGCGTATAATCCTTTAGACATTATTGTGACATCCTTATTCTGTCTATAAGTTGTATTAACGGGTCAATGATGGGTGTTTGTGGATTCATCTTTTGTCGTAATTTTTCTTGTTGCTGCCTTGTATATTCTTCAATATATTGTTGCATCTCAGGGGATTGACTATCAAAAGGAATATTAGCAGGAGGAGCTGTGTTTCCTAATACCTCTGAACCAGTCATTTGTGGTTGTAAGTTCATAGGTACATTGCCAGAGTTGTATACCATTTCATCTAACATCCGCATTTGTTCTGGCGTTAAGTCAAGTAATCCCATCATAATTTTTTACCTATAAATAAAAATGCCCACCGAAGTGGGCATACAAAGGAGGAGTGAGACAAATTCAGGGCGAACTTATCCCAACACCCATAATTATACAGAAATTTCTTGCATAAGTCTAGTGGTAACAGGTTCTAATTCTTTTTCTTTCCAAGAGTTATATCTATCTTTCATGTCATTTAAATGGCGAATATTTCTTAAAATTTCTTGGTCTAAAGCATAAAGATAATTAGTAAGTGGTTCGTTATCACCACAGTATTGTACTCTAGTATGCCAAATACCATCGTCATCTAAACGAGCAGTCATTGGCACTTTACCACTAGGTAACTTGTCAGCCTTAATTAGTGGCTTACCATTTTCAAGACCACAGTATTCTACCCAATGATATTTGCCTTGACCAAAACTATTGTTTTCTGGCACTAAATACATTTTAACTAAAATTGGTAATTCTCCTTTTTCTACTTTATTGCGTGTTTCAGTTTTAGATTCAATGTGTGCTTGAAAATCTTGAATTATTTCACCTAAAACTGATCTATCTTTTTCAAAAGGTAAATGTTCAGCACCATGACATACACCATTAAAAAAACCATAATCAACTGTGTAACCATGTTTTGATAATAATCCGTTAGGTGCTTTTTGTTTGTTATTGCAAATTTGGCAAGTTCCATAATGTGTTGCTTTCATTTTTTTATTCCTTTGTTTTGTTAATTAATTACTACATTTATTAGTATAAACATAAAAAATAATATGTCAAGCAACTTGACAAACAAAATAAAAAGAGTATAATAGTTTATAACTTAATAAATTATTAAGTTACTTTTTTTATAATTACAAAGGAGTTTATAATGAATTTAATTAACAAAGCAAACACAAAAAAACAGCTTTTAGCGTTATCTGAAAAATACAGAAACGGCAAATTTACAAGGGTTTCTGCTAAGTTGTTAGATCACATCGAGCTGCAACAAAGAATGTTGCTTGAAGATATAGTTAGAAGGCATCCGTCTATTGGACAAACGCTAACTAGATAACACAAAAGGGGGGCAACCCCCTTTTTTTTATGATACATCAATAATATCAACTTCCCATTTATTGCTTTTATTTTTTTTCCAACCCCACACTTCTATTGACCAATTACTTTCTCGCATATTTGCAATGTGGCCGTTTTCACTAATCTTTTTTACTCTTGCCCATCGGTTATTAAATGTGGTGCATTGTATTGCTAATGTATCGCCATCTTTTAATGCCAAAATATCAATACATCCAAACAGGTCTTGTCTTATTCTAGCAAAAGGATTCCAATGTTCAACAATCGCTAGTGTTGTCCAACCATCGGTCTTTAGCTTTCGTAACGTCAGTTGTGTTGGACTCATCTTTGCCATCTTTTTCCCTTAATTTTTTTGTTGTTTTAAAAATACGTTCCCATGCCTCTTGAACTTTATTATCTGATACTTTTGAAGGCCTACGACCTGAACCTTTACTCATTGCAATCTCTCCTTACTTTACACACATCATGTTCATCATAATATCTTATTGTGCCTCTACGCATATCTATATTTTTTATAATAATGTTTTCAGGTAAATAAATGTACTGATGCAGCAAACATTTACTTGCTCTTTTGTCAGGATGATATAAAGAAATATAAAGGTTTGCGTGCTGACAAGATTCGAAGTTACCTATGTATTTAAAATCGTCTTCTATTAGATTAGTGCTTATTACCAATACAAAAGCATATTCAATCATAATTATTCCTCCATTTTAATAAATGCTATCCAATGTGTAAGTGCTTTTTTACCACTTCTATGCCCATAAAGTGGTTTATATTTTGTTAAAGACAAAACTTCTTTTAATGGTATCTGTATTTCATTCCATTTAAATATTAATGTCCCGTTTGTTTTTAACACTCTAAAACATTCTGAAAATCCTTTTCTTAAATCATCTTGCCAAGTGTCTTTATCTAAAGAGCCATAACTAAAACCTGTAACTGAATCTAATGATAAATTTTTTACATGAGGTGGATCAAACACAATATGCCAAAAAGATTCATCTTTAAAATCCATTTTTCTAAAATCATGAATTACATCAGGATTTATAATTTTTTTTCCTGGATTTTTACTACAATGACTTACATCTAAATTGCCTTGCCTTTGATCTGCAAAAAAACATCTAGGATCATTTTTATCAAACCACATCATCTTACATCCACAACAAGGATCTAATACTTGCTTCATTTTTTCCTCCTATAAGTGTAAACCCTGTGTAGCTTATCCCAATCTTTAGTTTTGAATACTCTTCCGTCATGTAGCCTTACACGAAATTGTATGTCGCTACCAAATTCTTTAACAATGGTTTTTAAAACTGCTTTTATACCCTCATTTTTCATGGCTTTTCCCTATAAGTTAATGTTGGTGAATCAAACCAAAACTTTAGTACGCCCTCAAAATCACCATGACGGTTCTTTTGAATGTGAACCTCTGCATCAGGCTTCCTGCGCCATTTTTCCTTATCGTCATCCGACAACAAATCAGGATCAACTTTTTCTTTTTGTTTATTGCGCCAAACAGTTACAAGTTGATCACATTGGTTAATAAGGTTACTACTGCCCATCACATCCATTTTGTTAGGCGGCTGATCCTCGTCAAACGCTTTTCGAGAGTGTGCCACTAAATGGATATGACATTCTTGAGACTTGGCTAATGCGCAAAGCGTATTTAAAAATTCTCTTTGTTTTCCATAATCTTCAGAATCTACATCACTAATTTTCATAAGCGAATCTATGACAATATGCTTTGCTTTTAACTTATCTGTAGCGTAAATAATTGCATTGATAATCCGAGTGCTACTCACTGCATTTTCAAAGTCATATATAAATAATTTGTCATCTACCTCATCACAAAACCGTAGTATATCGTCACGGGTCGGTAGTGACTTCTTTACAAACTGCCTGACCCATCTAGCCAACTGCATTTTTGGTGACATTTCAGGACTAATCATTAAACATGGTTGATCCTCATCTAATATAAAATGTAGTAATACTTGATTTAAAAACATTGACTTACCATGACCATTAAAACCACTCCAGGCAGTTACTTGCCTATCCTGAAACCTAAATGCCTTGTCTTTATGCAAAGGAAAGCCAAGAGCCGATCCCTGCATCATACCGCCACTTTCAAAGTAGTCTATGGTTTCCTCCATAAAGTCATTAGGTTTTCTAATTGTAGTATGCTCATCTAAACCAACCTGACTAGCATAATTATCTAGGTCACTATCATTAACCATCAGCCTTTTTAATCTTAGCTTGTCTAATACCTCTGCGCCCTGCTCTATTTTAGACATAATTCGTAGGATTCCTTAATTCGTTCAACTGCAAGGGCAAGCCTATCCATATCCTCTTCAGTTAATTTTTTATCTTTAAGCAGATGGATTCCGCTTACCAATACTATGCCTAATTCAAATCTTAATGCTTTGAGTACGTTTGAACTAAACGGATAAATAATTCTTTTATCATAATTTTTGTTTAAGTTATCAGGAAATAGATCATGTATGCCTATCCCTATGGCATCACAAATTTGCTCAACGCTTGAGCCACCAAAATCTTTTAACAATATCTTTTGGTCATGCGTGAGTTTAATCGCAAGTGATGGGGTGCTATCCCTCCTTGTAGGGGAAGATGCGATCCACTCACCTTCCCCTACTTTTTTTACCTTAGTTAAACGACCTAATAGGTCTTGGATTTGAATCATAAAGGTAAATCATCCTCTATGACCTTAGGATTGACAACCACTTCACCGTTATTCAGATCCGTAGTGTCAGTTTCATCAGGATCATCTTCACCACCACTCACTAGAAGCAAACCTGAAATAGCATAACGCCTTGCATAACTGCTAGCCGACCCAAATTCTTGCGATGCATCACAACCCTTCTTACCAAAGTGAACCCTAGCACTACCCTTACAAGATACTAATGCACAACCATCCTCGTAATAAGTAGCCGTTGATTCACATACAACTCCAAACTGACCAAAGTCTTTAAACTCGTCTGTCAACGTAATGACCACTTCAGGATAATTTTTTGTTATATCTTTAAGTTTATCTAAAATGGACTCTATGTTACGAAAAGACCAACCACTAAATGGATTCTTTCCATCTTTTTTAACTTGTAATTTGTTTTGTATTTCACTTAATGCTTTCATATATTACTCCTTCTAATTGACGATAATATTTTTGGTAAAAATTACTCATAATCTATCCTCTGGTTTTTGTTTAGTCCAAAGAGACCAACATGCTTTAAAAATTTTTCTTAACTCTGATTTTGGCACATTAAAAACACATGACATTGCATGAAAATCATTTGTGTCAAACTTTGGATCTTCACCTCGTGTCATTTTATGAACCACTCGTGTTTCCATAATGTGAATGATCCAATCTAATTTTGCATTAGTTGTGTCTGATAAATTGCCTATCTCTACAAAATTCATAATTGCTCCTCCTGTGCGTTTTCATCTTCATAGCCATTGTCTTGATATTCAAAATAAATATGGTTATACGTACAATAGCCGATAACGCCCCACATTTTTTGTGTCGGGGCAGTCATATCATTAATTAAAATGCGTGGTTTTCCTTCATCGCAGATTTCTAGGTGTAACCAGTAGCCGTCATCTGAACCCCATGACATACATCGTCCTTCGTCAGAACTAACAACCAATTCACCTGCTATTGCAGAGATGTTTGATATTGCCCATACAGCATCTGTCCAATCTTTAATCATCTTAGTCATGACTTTCCCCCTTTTTATACTCTCTACTATCACGCCTTGCTTCTTTTATACAAAATTGTACTAGGTTATCAGCGTGTTTTTCGCTAGGTGCAAACACATAAGCAAAGTTTAATATACTTGATACAATGCCTGCCATATGGTTTGAGGTAGGGTTCTCTTTAGTTTTAACCCCCAACTTATCTATTAAATCAAGCCCTAAATCGTAACCCGCTTGAAACTCTTTTTCTGTTTTATTCATAAAATTTCCTCCCCATTTTCATCAAAAATCATAACATCTTCATCATGACCAATTAAATTAATAAACTCTTCTCTTGCCTTTTGAGGTGTTTCAAAACCCTCAATAGTTTTAGTTACGCGCCCTGTGATAATATATTTATTCATGGTTATTCCCCTCTTTGATCTCTTTTTCAGAATAAACAACGAGCTTTAAACCTTGCATATCAACCTCTTTGCCGTGCTTATCCCATAACCTTATGCAATTGTTAGCCTTACGATCAAGCCGCGAATTGCTCTCATAAAATAGCATTAATTCTGCATCATATTCATCTTGACGTAATTCAATGTTGCCGTCTTTTTCTATTAATGTCTGAATGTAAGGCATTATTTAACCTCCCCTTTTTTCTAATTCAATTAAAATTTGATCGACCGCGCGTAAAAATTCCCAACACGCCCAATCATTAATCTTGCCTTGCTTTTCTAAGTTTTCGGCATGATGTAAAGCATCATATAAAACTTGATTAGTCATCTTATTTCCTCCAAAATAATTTCTGTTAAGTCATAAGGTTTGGTTTTTGATTTCCATCTTTGTTTTGATTTCTCATAAACCTCAATGTAACCTCGTGTTGTTGATCCACGAACAAATTTAATTATTTTGAATGGTTGAGTCCACCCATTACCAAATGCTCGATGATAAGTTTTATTTATATTTATTTCCATCATTAATTACCTCCGATGTAGAAGCGGCTTATGCCACTTCCAAGTTAGTTAATGTTGAACGCACATCGTATTCAAAACCATATTTAGGACTAAAAGAATGTCCATTTATAACGCTATTTACTGTACACGCCATATATCCTTTAGTTCCAACAAAACCATAGTTCATCCAAAATTTTTTATTGCGACCAGTTTTTATGTTAGGAACATTAAATTCAATTACAGGCTCATAAAGTTCTTCTGATCTGACTGACCTCCAATGTTCACGTATTTGCATAATAGCCAAATTATATGGTGTTGCTGATATAAACTCGCTACGACAAGCTAAATCGTATGCCTGGTCTTCTGTAATAAAAAGTCCGTGTATTTTGTTTATTTCCATCATTATTCACCTCCGTTAGGTAGTTTGTTGTAAAGTTCATCAAAATTTCTATACGCTAGGGTGGTGGCTAAAGATTCTAGCCAACCATCGCTCATATAGTCTTCGATAAATTGCTCGAACCACGCTTCTTTGTTTGCTTTAATGTCTACATAATCCATTAGTGATTACCTCCAATTAAAGTTTTTTCTTTGAGGTCATCATTTTTGCAATAATAATTCCAATGCACATAGTCATGATCAACTTGACTTGCTAGTTTGTGTAATTCAAGGATAAAGATTCTACCTTGATTCCAAACTGCATGGTCATCAGAATAATCGTAGAACCAATCTGCACGTTTAAGTTTTGCGATGTAATCATCAAATAATTTATTGTTTTTCATTATTTACCTCCGTTAATAGAGTTTTGATGTTGAGTTTGATAAGAAAATGTTTCCTCGTCACGAGTAGAAATCCAATCGTGATAATCGTCATATTCTTTTATGGGATCAAAGATGTCATGAGATTCAACGACATCATTGTTATTGTCATTTTGCATATCCTCACGCCAAGCTGTAAGGATTGTTGCTAACTCCGTAATACCATCTAAATAAGCCATTTTTACCTCCGTTTAGTTAAATGTCTTAATTAGTATCATACGCTTTTGATAAAGAAAATCAACCTTTTTTGCACTTATTTTGTAAAAATACTTCTTCAGGTATCTAGAATGTGGAAAATACATGATAAAATCTAACCTAGTTTTACAGGCAATGTGAAAGCGAGAAAGATGCGAGGTTGACAACCCCCTCTAGGGTTGGCAACTTTGAGAGATGAGAACGATTTCATCATTGCATGATCTGTAAGGCAATAAGTCTATACTTTAAAAGTATACAATAAATTAGGTATGATTGGTCATGATTACTCTATCCAGGTTAGAAGATATTTTAAAAGATTGGTCTTTATGGATGAAGTCTCATTCAAATAAATTAGGTTATCCAAGCAAATCTACAGGGGTGGTCTCTAGCGGTAATAATACTTTTGAAGACATGATTGAAAATTCTAATTCTACTAATGTAGATATTATTGATACAGCGATTGATGATTTATTACCTGAAGAAAAATCAGCCATTTATTATCGTTATCTTAGCGGTAAAAAACCCATTGCTTATGAGATGAAATTAGAATTAGCCTTAAATCATTTGCTAGCGTTAATTGAAAATAAAATACATTATTGATAAATAGGTATCTAGAATCTGAAAAAACATCTGTATAATATATACCTGTAGGAAAGATGCGTCTGCATTTTCTTACCCTCCGTAAGAGCCATTTCATCCTCCGAGAAGTGGCTCTTTTTTTTATTGGTTAATTAACCTAGTTAGTTAGTAAATCATTCGTAAAATCAAATAATTATGTTTTTCAAAAAAGGAAATTAACATGAAAAAGTACGGTAAAAAATATGGAAAAGGAAAAAAGAAATGATGGGATATAATCCGTTTGGTCAATTAAGCATGAACGAGTTAGCGTTATTGCAAAAAATGAATGGTGGAAACGAAGTGAGTCTTCTTGGCGCTGATCCATTTGGTCAATTGAGTAGCAGAGAAACAATGCTAGCTTCTGCATCTATGCCTGGTCAAACAGATCCAATCTTAAATCAGTTAATTGAAAGAGGAAATACACCTTTGAACATGGGAAGTAATGCGCCTGTTGATTTTGAGAATTTAAGCGACCCTGAAAAACAATATTTGCTTGAGTATGTTGAACAGCAACAACAAAAAATTTATGATCAGCAAACACCAAACAAGGGAATGAATCAAATTTTAAGATTGTTAGGATATTAATAATGTCAAAAGGACTATATGCTAATATCAATGCTCGTAAAAAAAAGGGAATAAGCAGACCAAAAAGTAAATCCACTATATCGGACAAAGCATACGCTAACATGAAAAAAGGATTCCCTAAATCTAAAAAGAATAAAGCCAAGAAGAAGTAATCATGGCTAGTTTGAATGGGTTGTTAGATTGGTACACACAACAAGACACTCCATTATCTGCATACTTGCGCGGTGATAATGTAAGTGAAGCAGTCAACAGAAGTCTTGATCAATCACTACAAAACCTGACAACGCCTGAAGGCGCAATGGACTTGGTTAACCCTATGTCTAAAGTAGCAGGAATGCTTGGAACTGTAAGCAAATTTCCTAATCAGTTTCTAGTGAATACAGCAACTAACCCTAACCCACTTGTTGGAAATAGGTTCACAGGTAAACAAGAAACTAAATTAATACCTGAAAAAATTATTCCAGGAAAAGATCTAGCAGGATCATCTATAGTGTTCATTCCAAGTGATGCTACCACTAGAGGATTCTTGATTGATAGTGTATCTGACTTTGGATTGCCTAACCCTGTTATGACTACAGGTGGATTCCAATATGCTCGTGATCCAATCATCTATGATAACTTGCTAGGGTATGCATCCAATAAAAATCAGGCACAAGCACTTGTAGAAAAAGTTAATGTAGCTCGTGATTACAATAAGTCATTAGGTGGATCAGGTAAGGTCATCGTCATGCCTGAAACAATGTCTAATGTTACAGGTAGACCTGAATACTTTTCTAATATGACATCTGAAGTGTTAACACAGTTTGTAGATAATGGTCGTATGACAAAAGAATTAATTAAAGATTTAGATGATGAAATGAGAAAGGGTATAGGTCTTTCTAAAGGTGAAGATGTTCCTAATTGGAAAGGTATCATGACACCTGAAGGTCGTGAGCAATTAAAATTAGGTGGTAAATACAGAAAAGCATTTGCCAAGCGTATGGAAAATCAAAAGTATCAAAAACAACTTGGCTATAACTTTGATGATGTTAGAGGTGCAGTTCTAGATGCAAGGTTAAAAAATCTTCCACAGTATAGAGCAGGCAATACACTATTGGATGTACCTGATGTAGATAAGTTAACACTATCCGATGTGACTTACCATCCTGCTTACGATAGAGCCTATAAGAATATGACTTACGGTGGATCACTAGGTGTAGACGATATACCTGTATACGATTTATTAGGTGATGATTATATGAGAAAACTATATTCAGGAACATTATCCCCTAAATTTACAAAAGATTTGAGAAAAACAGCTAACCCATTATCTAATGCAATGGGTATACTAGAGATGGGTAAAGCACCTGAACTGTTTCCACCTATATCAGAAGAGGTAGCTAATCAAATACAGTTTATACAGAAGTCAAGAGGAATACTATAATGTGGTCATGGCATATTTTTTGGGGCATGCAATTTGGTTTTGAATTTTATGAAGATAAAAAAGTGGATGATAGCAAAAATACACATCACTATAGTTTCTTTATTATTGATTTGGGTTGTTTCCGCATACAACGCCAAGAAAAAAAGGGGATTAATTTATAATGGCTAAAGGTGTCGCACATTACTTACCAAATGGTAAACTTTACAAAGGTAAAACACATAAGACTAATGGGAAGTTAATGTCAGGTGCTACGCATACAGCAAGTAGCAAAGTATTAACACACAAAAAACCAAAAGCAAAATAGTATGGCTAAAGACTCTAGACTTACAAGAGCAGGTGTATCAGGTTACAATAAACCAAAACGTACACCAAGCCATCCTAAGAAGAGTCATGTAGTTGTAGCTAAAGAAGGCAATAAAGTAAAAACAATACGCTTTGGTCAACAGGGTGTAACAGGCGATAAAAAGCCTACTGCTAGACAAAAGTCATTTAAAGCAAGACACGCTAAAAACATAGCAAAAGGAAAAATGTCAGCCGCCTATTGGGCGAATAAAGTAAAGTGGTAGATGATTCGCCATGTACAGGTGTATGCCGTATAGTAGACACTACTGGTGGTGAACCAAGATGTGTGAGCTGTTACAGAACATACGAAGATTTAGACCAATGGATTACAATGTCTAGGGAAGCTAGGCTAAGACGAATGGAACAATTAAGGAAGGATCATGGCAGCAAGATTAAAAAAAAGACATCAAGATGAAGTTAGGACAAAGATCCAGGCATCACAGCTAATTAATGTCTTACAAAACTGTGCTATTGGTGCAACAGAAGATTTATCACCAGCACGGCTAAAAGCTATTGAGATTTTACTTAAAAAATCATTACCTGACTTGTCATCAACAGAAATTGAGGGTAATGTAGATGCACCATTATCAATAAATGTTATTACAGGAATAGGACTCAACAAACCAAAAGATGAATAATCTTGCAGAACAGGACTTCCAAGAGGAAACTGTTGATATAGGTTACAGACCTAGAAAGCCACAAGAAATGATCCACGAAAGCGTGGATGGTAATCGTTTTACTGTGGTGGTAGCACATCGTAGGATGGGCAAAACCGTATCGGCTATAACACAATTAATTCATAGTGCATTAATGTGCGATAAACCTAAACCTAGATTTGGTTATATTGCACCAACTTACGCACAAGCTAAAAGAGTAGCTTGGGATTATCTGACAGAATACACAAGACCATTGGATGCAAAGGCAAATATTGCAGAATTGCGTGTAGACTTTATGGATCGTAGAATATCGCTTTATGGTGCAGACTCAATTGATGCACTTCGAGGTATTTACCTTGATGGCGTAATTATCGATGAGATTGCCGATATTAATCCTAACCTATTTACTGAAATTGTTAGACCTTGTATTGCTGATCGTAAAGGGTGGGTGATGTTTATTGGTACACCTAAAGGCTCTAATCACTTCAAAACATTGCGCGATAAAGCAATGTCAGGTGAGGTAGGTTGGAATCTGCTAGAATTTAAAGCATCAAAAACTAAGATTTTAGATGAATATGAGTTAGAGTCAGCTAAAAAAGAAATGGGTGCAGACAAGTACGAGCAAGAATTTGAATGTTCATTCTTTGCCCCTGTAGAAGGTTCTTACTATGGCGCAGATATTAACGAATTGGA